CAAATTCTTTATTTTTACTGACAATGTTTTCATTTCAGTTTGAACTTCATTGAGTCTATTAACTGAAACAAGAATTTTATCCATATCAAGTTTTAAAATTTCCTCGTATGGACTTAAGTAACTTCTAATAAGGACTATTAATCCTGATGCCTCTGTATCTAGAGAACGGAAGTTTTTCTTGGACTCTGCAAGCAATCCTTTTAATTGCAATCTTTCAGGATTCATCTAAAGAACCTCCTTCTTTAGAATTGGGCAATATAGATTATTGTCGATTTTGCTTTCCATTCTTGAAAGTATCGCTGTGTGATATTGGTTTGTTTCCAATAACTCCTTTAAAATTGCAAAATTGTTTTCAATAATCTTTGTAAAAGTCTTAATGTGTGATTGATGGTATAAATACCAAATTGCAAAGATTAATGCAGGGAAACCAACACTTTCTACGAATGGGGTTAATTGATTAAAAATTTCCATAAAATTCGCTTGTTTCCTTTCTTGTTGGAAAAGAGAAAAGGACAGATGTGTCCTTTGTTTTGTATTCATTTATATATCTGACTATAACCCTTGTGGGAGAGTGGTTTCAAACGAAAAATGCAAAGACTTATTCATTGCACAATGCAAAGCATAAATCTATGCAAAAGACTTTTGAAATCGTTGTGGCACAAGGGTTAAAGTGTGAATATACAAATTTCCCTGTTTAAATTATGGAGATATATAAAAGAATGAAATTTTTTGAAGTATTCAAAGCCGGAACATACCCACAGGGTAAGTTCACAAAAAAAGAAATCGCTGACATTGCGAAAAACTATGACCCACAATTCTGCGAAGCTCCAATTACTATCGACCACAAACAAAGTGGCCCTGCGTATGGTTGGGTAGATAAAGTTGTAGCAGAAAACGATAAGCTAAAAGTTAGCTTTAAAGACATTCCTGAAGAATTTGAAAAAGAAGTTAAATCAGGAAAGTATAAAAAAGTTTCAGTTGAATTGTACCGAAATTTAGAAGGCAAAGGTGCATACCTTAAAGCCGTATCTTTTTTAGGTGCAGCAACACCTCAAGTGAAAGGTCTTGAACCTATCAAGTTTATGGAATCAGAATCTGACACTTATGAGTTTGATTCAGAAGATGAAGAAGAAAAATTTTCAGAAGAAGATGTTGAAGACCTAAAAAAACAAATTGAGGATTTAGAATCTCAAGTTGCTAATTACAAAGAAAACAACAAAAAACTTGAAACAATTAAATCCTTAAAAGAGAAAATCGCAAACTTAACCGATGAAGTCGCAACCTTTAAAGAAAAAGCTGAAGGTAAAGAAGAAATCGAAAAAGAATTAGAAGCGATTAAACTCTCTATTAAACGCAAAGAATACGATGACTTTATTGAAAAACAAATCGATAAAGGCATTTTAATCCCTGCAAACAAAGACATCGTGCTTTCAGTTTTACAGGAATTAGACAATATTAAAAAGTTTGGCGAAGATTCAGCAGTCGTTTCTGACTTCAAATCTTTTATTGAATCTTTGCCAAAACAAGTTACATTCGACGAGGTTGCCACTAAAGACAAACAGTCGGATGCAAAAAATGATGTTGAAAAATTTGCAAATGCTGATGAAGAATCTCTTGAGATTTTCAGAGAGGCAAAAGCACTTGCAGAAAAAGAAAACATCTCATTTAAAGATGCACTACTAAAATTAAACATTTAAGGAGTTTAAATGGGAAGACTTGAACAATTACGCATAAATGCGTACCTTTCAGAAGTTGCTCGTGGCTACAACAACAATGCTTTTATTGCACAAACTTTGTTCCCGACTATCTATTCTGAAAAAGAGAAAATTGATATTTTTGAATTCAACAAAGAAGCTTTTAACCTTTACGATACTGAAAGAGCAATTAGAGCTAATTCAAACGTTATCGCACCTGAAGGTTTTAAAAAGCACACCACAACTCTTACTGAACACGATTTGTCATACCCTATCGACTATCGTGAAGAGCAAGAGGCTGAAAAAGTGAAACTGCAACTTCACGCAACTAATGTTGTTACTGACGGACTTCAACTAAAACACGAAAAACAATGTGCTGATTTAGTCCAAAACCCTGACAACTATGCAACTGAAAATAAAATTTTACTTTCAGGAACATCTTGTTTTACTCACGCAGATTCTGACCCTATAAAAGTTATTGAAGATGCGAAAAACGCAGTTTCTCAAAAAATTGCACGAGATCCAAACACTATGGTACTCGGACAAGATGCTTGGCAAACTCTTCGCCAACACAAAAAATTAAAAGAATTAATTTCAAACAACCTCAATAAATTAGTCACTCTTGACCTATTGAAAGAGATTTTTGAAGTTGAAAACATCGTTATCGGAAAATCAATATTTGCAAACGCAGAAGGCAAATTTGAACGTATTTGGAAAGACAACATCATTCTTGCGTATGTTCCAAATTTAGGTGCATCAAGAACTGAATACGATCCATCATTTGCTTATACTGTCCGTAAAAAAGATGCTTTGCAAATTGATGAATACACAAAAGAAGGTAACAAAGTTAAATACATTCGTGCAACTGATATTTACACTCCATTCTTGGTCGGTGCAGAAGCAGGGTATTTAATCTCTGGTACTAACGGCTAGGAGGAATGAATGGCTAAATACAAAGTGAAAAATACTTCCATTTTGCACAATGGCAAAGTTTATGCAGAAGGCTCAACTCTTGAACTTTCTGAAAACCAAGCAAAACGTCTTGAAGATTTTGTTGATTTAGTTCCTGAAACTGCAACAAAAACTCCAAGTCAAACCAAACCTCAGACTAATAAAACAAAGTCTGAAACAAAAACCCAAACTAAAACAAAAGCAGAAACTAAAACCGAAACTGTAAAACAAGACGGCGAAGGCTCTGACAATAATGGAGGCTCTGATAATGACAAATAGAAAACATTACAAACCACTATTAATTGAATCAGTAAAAGTTCCTGTTGATGTTGAACAACAAAGATTTATCGGATTTGACGGCAATTACTGTGCTGAAAATAAAAAAGCATTGGGTGTTTGCGATGTTGCAACTGAAAAAGAACAACTCGCTCCTGTTGCCGTATTCGGTATTTTGCTTGTAGAGGCAGGTGGCACAATCGCAGTCGGAGACTCAGTTGCTTCCGATTCTGAAGGTAAAGCCGTCACTACAAGCGATGCTACTGCCGTTAATGGCTACGCTCTAGACTCAGCAACGGCAGGGCAAGTAATAAGAATTGCAAGAGGAATCTAGCAATGTATTGCACGATTGACGATATTGAGAAACACACCTCCTCCCCTACTCTTATCCAGCTCTCTTCTGATGATGGGCAAGAAGCAGTCAATCGTGTTGTTGTCGAAGAGGCAATACTTTATGCTTCTACACTCATCGATGGGTATTTGAGAGGTCGGTACTCTCTGCCTCTTGATACCCATTTTCCTTTGCTACGAATTATTGCAATTGATTTAAGTGTCTATCGTCTGTATTCACGCAGAATGAGAAACGAAATGCCTGAAGTAATAGAAACAGCATATAAAAGTGCAATCGCTACTCTAAGAGATATTCAAAAAGGTGTAATATCCCTGCAAAGCGAAAACGATACTCTAGAAACTTCTGCATTCTCGCCTGATGAATATAGGACAAACAAGACAATTCTAGATAGGTTATTTGGGAAACAAAGATTAAGTGAGTATTGATTCTATTGAAAAAGAGATTATTCAAAAACTTAAAGTTGAATTCCCTGATGTTTTGGTTCAGGGTTTCCCTGATAAGCCTGCCGAATTTCTACTTTTACATTCCATCGGTGCAATTCTTGTGCATTATCAAGGAAGCAATTATTCAAGCTCAAATGCTCTTGCTTTCGTAACTCAAGAAAATAAAAAAGAATTCTCAATAACGATAGTCACAAGAAACCTCCGTTCACATAACGGAGCATACGAATTTTTAGATAGAGTCAAACAAACTCTAACAGGATTCAAAATAGATGGATGCACTCCTCTTACCCCAACAAAAGACTTTTTTATCTCTGAAAATACAGGGATTTGGCAATACGGGATTAATTTTTCCCTAACTACTCAAAACGTACAAGACTTAGAAATTTAACATTTACCCCACACATTTACCCCATAGGAGTTATATATGGCTGCTAGTTTTCTTCATGGTGTTGAAACCATCGAAATCACAAAAGGTGCTCGCACAATTTCCACAGTAAAAACTGCTGTTGTCGGAATTGTAGGAACTGCACCATTAGAAGATGTTGCTGATGAATATAAGACGATAAATACACCGACTCTAATCCTTAATGAAGTCGATGCCGTTAAATATTTTGGCAACCAAAAATCAGGTTATACAATCCCTCAAGCCCTGCAAGCAATTTTTGACCAAGGCTCAGGTATTGCAATAGTAATTAACGTCTTTGATCCTGAAAAACACGAAACAGTTGAAGACGTAACCATTGGCGATATCAATGGAACAATTGACCCAACAACAGGCAAAAGAACAGGCTTAAAAGCATTTGAAGATTGTTATTCACTATTTGGCTATTATCCAAAAACAATCATCGCTCCTGTTTTCTGCGAAGATACTGTCGTTGTTACTGAAATAAATACCATCTGCAATAAAATTAGAGCAATGGGGATCGTTGATGCTCCCGTTGGTGCTTCCGTTCAAGATATTATAACTGGTCGTGGGCCTGAAGGAACAATTAATTTTAATACCTCATCAGGTCGCATAATCCTCTGCTATCCTCATTTAAAAGTGTATGATGCAGAGTCAGACTCGATAAAACTTCAACCTTACTCTCAAAGACTTGCCGGAGTTATCGCAGCAAAAGATGTTGATAAAGGCTACCATTGGTCTCCGTCTAATACAGAGATTCAGGGAATTGTCGGTATCGAAAGACAATTAACCTCAATGATTAACGACCCAACTTCAGAAGTAAACGCACTTAACGAAGCAGGAGTTGTGACTGTTTTCAATTCTTACGGCTCAGGTTTCCGTACTTGGGGCAACCGAACTGCTGCCTATCCATCATCAACACATCCGACTAATTTTATAAACGTTAGACGTACTGCTGATATTATTCACGAATCAATAGAATACTCAATGCTACAATTTATCGACTTCCCAATCGATAACGGCTTAATTGATTCTATCTGTGAAACAGTAAATCAGTTTATAAGAACTCTAATCGGCAGAGGTGCATTGATTGATGGTAAATGCTCATTCAACCCTGATAAAAACCCTGCAACCGAAATCGCAAACGGACACCTCTTGTTCGATATCGAATATATGCCACCAACACCGGCAGAAAGAATTACTTTCGAGTCATTTATTGACATCGAATTACTCAAATCATTGGGGGCTTCTTAATGTACTGTTCCGTAAATGATAACGGTGCATTGGAAGTTCACACCGATGACAACGATATTTGCTTTAACTGCAAACACTTGAAAAAATGTCCACTCGTTCTTGCTCTAAGCAAAGAATATGTTTTTCTGCACTACTCTGATGTCGAAATCAAAGACTGTGCACTCTTCAAGAAATAGGGAGTTTATATGTCAAAAATTGAAATTAACAAATTAACCAACGCAAATGTTTACATGAATGGAGTAAACTTACTCGGTAGAGCCGAAGAAGTCCAACTCCCACAAATAAAACACAAAATGGCTGAACACAAAGCTCTAGGTATGGTAGGCTCAGCCGAATTCTTCGCAGGGATTGATAAACTTGAATGCAAAATCAAATGGAATGCTCTTTATCCAAATGTAATGCGTATGTGTGCAAATCCTTTCTTAGCTACTATGATTCAAGTTCGTGCCAACCTAGAAACCTATAACGGCACAGGAAGAATCAAAGAAGTCCCTGCGACAGCTTTTTTAATCGGAACTTTTAAAGAGTTTCCGTTAGGGAATATAAAGCCACACGAAAATGCTGAGTATGAAACAACTATGTCAGTTACTTATGCAAAACTAATCGTTGATGGCTTGGATGTTTTTGAAATTGATGTGCTTGAAAACATCTACAAAGTCAACATGATTGATATGCTTTCAACTTTCAAAAAGAACACAGGAGCATAGGGTAGATGGAAGAATCAATCCTTAAGCAAAAAGCCGTTAAGAAAAATCTGACGGAAGAAATTGCAACACGAAAACGTGCATTGAATTTCTATTCACTAGCCAACATCCTCCCCGATCCTGATATTGTTTTGCGTAAGCAAGGCAAAGATATGAGGATTTATAAGGAATTGTTGTGCGACCCTCACGTTTTTGCTTGTACCCAATCGAGAAAAGCAGGAGTGCTTTCTCTTGATTGGGATATTAATCGTGGACTTGATAAAGACGAAAACGTACAAGCGATTGAAGATTTGCTTAAAAAACT